TGCAACTGAAGAATCTTCTGAAGGTTAATGTTAAAAAAGTTCTCTAAATAGTACATTTTGGGGAGTTTAGGTTATACTTATAGTAGAATAAGTACATACTTATTCAAAAATTTGTATATTAAAAATTAACTAGGAGAAATTCAATGGCAGAAAGAATCGTTTCACCTGGTGTATTCACTCGTGAAAGAGATTTGTCATTTTTACCACAAGCTATTGGGGCTATTGGTGCAGCAATTATAGGACCTACTCAAAAAGGTCCTGCTTTTGTGCCTACTCAAATAACTTCATTACAAGATTTTGAAGAAATGTTTGGTGGTCAAGATGATAGATTTTATACACCTTATACGGTAGAACAATATTTAAGAAGTGCAGGAGTTGTCACGATAGTGAGAGTTCTTGGTTTAGGTGGATATAAAGCGGACGCAATAAGACTTAATGTTAGTAAAGAAGGTAATTCACCTGTTACAGAATCATTAGCTATTTTAGCTCCATCAAGGGGTTCAGACGGAACAGGTGATTTATCCGCCAGTTCGATTGCAGCTAATGGTGCTTGGAATAGTTTTGTTCTAACAGTAAGTGGTAGTGATGTTTCAGCGGAAACATATAACTTATCTTTCGATACAGGTAGTGCAAATTACATTACTAAGGTAATTAGTCCAAATCCACAATCATCAAGAAGTGGTAATTCCAACTCATCTGTTTATGTTTATAAAGTGTTCAGTAGGAGAGCTAATGCAACTGGTTCTTATACTGCAGTACCTTATCCATCAGCTTCTGCAGAAGTAGACGCAGATGGATTAAACTTTTTTGATGGAACTAATACAATTGATAATGATGGAAATGAATCAACAGATTGGACTGGAAATAAAGAGTATCAAACAGCTAGAACACCATTTATAGAATCACAAATAGTAAACGGTTCAAGATATAATCTTTTTAGAGTTTATACTCGTTCTCATGGTTCAAATATTAACTCTGAGCTAAAAGTTGGTGTTTTGAATGTTAAACCAGCAACTGATGTAGCAGGTTCTGATTATGGAACTTTTTCATTACAAGTTAGAGTACATAATCCAAATGGAATTAATGATGATAATATTTTAGAACAGTATGATGGACTAACTTTCGATCCAGATTCACCAAACTATTTTGCAAAAAGAATTGGTGATAGACACGTATCAATAGATTCTAATGGTAAACTTACTTATTATGGTACATTACCTAATTTAAGTAAACATATTAGGATTGGTGATTACGCTTCTAAGACAAGTGGTGAGAATAATCTTTCTCAACATCCAAAAGAAGTTGTTCCAATGGGATTTGAAGCAGTTTACAATACTGTTCCTGGTACGACTAAAATACCTGCTGTGGTATTTAAATCAAATCAGCAAAGTGACGCTGGTAGATATGATGGTAGTACATTTTATGGATTTGACTTCCTTTCTAAATTTGTTAAGGATGATAATAGTCAATATTTAGCACCAATTCCATCTTCAGCAAATGTTGGAAACAACGTTTCTATGAGTTTAGAAGATATGTTTGGTGATAATGATGCAAATCCAAATGGTGAGTCAACATATGCTGATGGTTCTACAAAGATAACTCTTACAAATTCAACATTAGCTCAAAGAAAATTTGTTGTTCCGTTCCAATGGGGGTTTGATGGTAAAAATCCAGCAACACCTTATAATGTTGGTTCGGCAATCACTGCAGCTAATACACAAGGATTTGATTTATCTAGTACAACTGCTAGTGGTAGTTTGGCTTATAAGAGAGCAATAAACGCTGTAAGTAATCCTGATGAATTTGATATGAATTTATTAGTGACACCTGGTGTTATTCATAGATTACATTCTAACGTCACAAACCACGCGATTAGTAAAGTTGAATCTAGAGCAGATGCTCTTTATATTATGGATTCAGCAGCTTATAACGATAGTGTTGAAACCGTATTGGATACTGTTAAGAATCTAGATACAAACTATGTAGCCACATATTATCCTTGGGTAATGATTCCAAATAGAGATAGTTCGATACCAGTATGGGTGCCACCATCAGTAGTTTTACCTGGTGTTATTTCTTTTAATGACCAAGTAGCTCACGAATGGTTTGCTCCAGCTGGATTAAATCGTGGTGGATTGACAAGTGTATTAGAAGCAAAAACAAGATTGACTCACGCTGAAAGAGATGACCTTTATGATGGTAGGGTTAATCCAATAGCTTCTTTTCCTGGTCAAGGTGTTGTTGTATTTGGACAGAAGACACTACAGTCTAAACCATCAGCTTTAGATAGAATAAATGTTCGTAGATTGTTAATTGCATTAAGGAAATTTATTGCAAGTACTTCAAGATACTTAGTATTCGAACAGAATACACAAGCTTTAAGAAATCGTTTCTTAAATATTGTGAATCCGTATCTAGAACAAGTTCAGTCTAATAGTGGTTTGAGTGCTTTTAGAGTTGTTATGGACGACACTAATAACACACCAGAAGTTGTAGATAGAAATCAATTGATAGGTCAGATATTTATCCAACCTACAAGAACTGCAGAGTTCATTGTACTTGATTTTGTAGTACAACCTACAGGAGCTACATTTCCTGAATAATTTAGATTAATCTAAATAAATGAAAAGCCCCTCTCACGAGGGGTTTTTCTTTTTTACTAAAAATTTGTTTATTTGATATTTATTTATGAGTAGAAATAAACGGATTTTTTAGGAGAAATAAGAATGGCTACATTAGATCCTTCAGAAATTATGTTCACACCGTTTGAACCTAAAACTAAAAATAGGTTCATCATGTACATAGAAGGTATTCCATCATACTTGATAAAAACGGCAAACAGACCTACGATTCAGTTCGAAGAGATAGTTTTAGACCATATTAACGTTAAAAGATATATTAAAGGTAAAGGTGCTTGGCAACCTATTGACATTGTATTATACGATCCTGTCGTACCTAGTGGAGCACAAGCCGTCATGGAATGGGTTAGATTATCACATGAATCCGTTACTGGTAGAGATGGATACTCAGATTTTTATAAAAAAGATGTTACATTTAATTTGTTAGGACCAGTTGGTGATGTTGTTGAAGAATGGGTACTAAAAGGTGCTTATATTGAAGCAGCTAATTTCGGTGATTTAGATTATGCTACAAGTGATCCAGCTGAGATTACTCTAACACTTAAATACGATTACGCTATCTTACAATTCTAAGGAGTAAACATGAGTTTTTTAAGAGAAATGCTTTCTAGTGATGCTAAAATCTCTAGTAAAAGATTTGTCGGTTTTATGGCTTTCTTTATGTTGATTTGTAGTTGGGGTGCAGATACCTTTTCTACATTTGAAGTCAAGGACAAGATACTTGAATGTTTTATGTACATTTCAGTAGTTGGACTTGGTGTCACAGCAGCTGAAAAGTTCGGTAAAAAATAAAATAGTTTTAAGACAAAATTAGTTATATATATTAATACAAACAAAGGAGTCATTTATGGCTGATTATAAATTTCCTACGGAAGTGGTAGACTTACCATCCAAAGGTCATTTCTATGTTGATGGTCATCCCTTATCTAGTGGTAAAGTAGAAGTGAAATATATGACCGCAAAGGAAGAGGATATCCTTACATCACAGAATCTTATTCAACAAGGAACTGTTATAGATGTTTTATTACAATCTTTAATAGTAGATAAAACAATAAATATAAATGAATTACTGATTGGTGATAAGAACGCTATTATGGTAGCTGCTCGTATTCTTGGTTATGGTAAAGATTATGAATTTGAATATGAGGGTGTGGAACAAAGTGTAGATTTAACTAAACTAGAACCAGTAAAAATAGATTTTAAAAAATTAACCAAAGGAACAAACGAATTTTCATATGACTTACCAAATTCTAAAAGAACCATTACTTTCAAATTATTAAATGGTAAGGATGAAAAGGAAATAGATAGTGAGATTAAAGCTATGGAAAAGATTTCAAAGTTACAATCATCAGGTCTAACCACAAGATTTAAAAAAATGATTTTATCAGTTGATGGTAATTTTGAAAAGTCGTTTATTAATAACTTTGTTGATAATGAATTTTTATCTAGAGACTCATTGTCTTTTAGACAACATTTGGGAAAGATTACACCAGATATGGATATGACAACAATTGTTCAGGACTCTAGTGGAAAGGAGACAGAGGTGGTGATTCCAATCACCGTGCGATTTTTTTGGCCTAACACCTGAGTATAAATTACAAATACACGAAGAAATATTTCAACTAATCCTACATTCAAAAGGTGGATTTACATTTACTGATGCATACAATCTACCTATCTACCTACGTACATTCTACTTAAAAAGACTACAGAAGTTTTACAAAGCAGAGGCAGAGGAGTTTAAAAAAGAGATGAATAAATACAAAAAGTGATATTTATTATTGAGTTATAACACTTAATTTTATTCGGAGAACATGATGCCTAAATACATTGTAAAAGAACAAGAAGGACTGATAAGTAAATTTATCGGTGCTATTTTTGGTTCTGTGGCAAAACAAGCTAAATCACAGACAATAAAAAAACTTCAGTCAACAGATCCAGAGTTGGCTAAGAAAATAAAAGATTTAGAAAAAGGTAGAGACGACATCGAAAAATATATCAAAAAAAACAGAAAAGAGTTGCAAAGACGTTATCCAAACGTGGCAGGATTTTAATAGTAACAAGGAAAAAAGATGGCAGCTAAACGTGGAAGACCGTACAAAGACCAAGCTGAAGACCTAAGAGAAGTAATAAGTTTAGAGGAACAGGCAGCAGAAGCTGGTGAAAAACACTTTGGTGCAGTTAATAAAGTACTAGGTGTTACAGAAGACCTTGCAAAAGTAAACCAACTTATAACTGAAGATGGAAGGTTACGAGAAGGTGTTACTAAAGACCAAGTTAAGAGTACTCTAGACCAACTTAAAGCGAGTGCTGAGGGTAGAGATATTATAATGGATACTTTTCCTGGTGTCTTTAGAATGGCTGAGGGTGCTAAACAAGCAGCTGAATCATTTTCATTATTATCAAAATCCCCATTAGGTATACTTGGTATTGTAGTTGCAATTGGTGCTGCTTTAGTAAAGGTAGCTGGACAAGTGGCTGAAACACGAAAAGAATTAGGAGTGTCGGTAGTAACTGCTGGTAAATTACTTATAGCGAATAAAGCTCTAGGTGTTGCTGCAAAAGGATTTGGTTTAGAGTTACAAGATGTGGAAGAAGCTCAAAAGGCTATATTATCTGATTTAGGTGGAAGTGTTGATGAGGCAATAAAACTAAGTTTAAGTTTTGCTAGAACAGCAGCTGCGACAGGTCAGACCAGTGATGAGTTAGGAACAACACTCTCCATAATGGAATCAATATCTAGTGCTAGTAGAGATGTATTATTAAATCAAATTAGGTCTAACGCAGCTATGATTGAAGCAGCTGGTGTAGCACCAGCATTGGTTATGAAAGATATAGCACAGAATGCTGAGTTCTTTGCTACCTATGCTAAAGATGGTGGACAGAATCTAATTGCAGCTGGAGCTGCAGCTAGAAAACTTGGGTTAGACATGAGTGCAGTTTCTAGTATAACAGAAGGATTATTAAATTTTGAACAATCTATAGAAGCTTCAATGATGGCATCACAGTTACTTGGTAGACAAATAAATTTAGATAGAGCAAGACAATTAGCGTTGGTTGATGACCAAGAGGGTATGATGAGAGAAATACTAAAACAAGTAGGTGGTGAAGCTGAATTTACTAAATTAGTAGGTGTACAAAGAAAAGCCTTAGCAGATGCTGTTGGTGTAAATGTAGAACAACTATCAAGGTTGGTAAGAAATAATCAAGCATCTGCATCTGGTCAAATAACTAGAGCTGATGGACAAACTAATATGGAAAAATTACAATCAGTATCCAATAATTTTTTAGAGAGTATGGATGGTAGTCTTAGGACTATAAAGAGAGAGATATAATGGCATTTTTAGAAGAAACAGCAGATTTATCACAACTCTCACGTTCAGGACCTAACGGAGATCGAAGAGATATGACTAGAGGTAATAGAGATGTTACTAATAGATTTACTGGTTATTATAGTAATATTGATTACCAAGTTAAATCTGGAATACCTGAACCTCTTTCACCAGGAATATTATACTTAGATTCTAAAAATGATTATCCACCATTGTTTGACCAAAAAAATGTGTTTAGTGTAAAATTTAAAGGTGTTTCTAGATTAGAAAATATTGGTAAGGATGGATTTTTTGATACATATTATAGTGAAGTATTAAATGATAAAGGTAATCTTGGTCTTAGAAGTAGTAATAAATCAAATTCTAGAAATTTAGGTTTTAGTGGATTTTTAAATCCACAAATAAAAAAATTAAACGCAGGTATTAATATATTTAATACCCTACTCGGTAATGAACCAAGTAAAAATCAATTACCTGGTTTTGAAGTTCCACCTGATAGACAAGAACCTTTTATCATTAGAAAGATTGGTGAAAGATGGGGTATTGATAAAGTTCCAAAACCTAATTTAGAGGGCTCTATACCAGCTTTAGTGCAAATAGATAGACCAGCATATAAAGGTGGAGATGTTATAAATTCTATTTTTAACATAGCAGATGATATTGGTCGTAGAGTCGTTGGTAGAGAACCTAGTGTATTTTTAGATAGATATTTTGCAGATGTTCGTAGAATAAATGGTGCTACGAACGCTTTAGATTTTTTAATTAGAGGTTCAAGATTTGTACAAGCTCAAGATACTTTACAGAAAAGAAATACGTTTAAAACGGCGACAACAACAATGTATAAAATTTCAGACCAATATACATCTACAATTACTACTGATGATTATATTCCTGATAAGTACAGTCAGTATGTTCCAAACAATGATTTATTGACAACCAACTTAAACACAAGAGCTTACAATCCATTATCAATATTCAGTATACCTGGTGTGATGAATATAAATAGAAATTCATATATTGATATAGGACCTATAGCTTCTTCAGGCACAATAGCTGATTATATTTCTAAAGACGTGTGGAATAAAATAGTTGCTAAAGGAACAAAGGTCATAAAAGATGCGGTATCTTCATGGACTAAAAATTGGGCTAAAGGTGAAGCCGAAAAACTTTTAGCAGATAATCAACCTAAAGTTAATCAATTAAAAGAACAGGCAGAAACATTTAAAAAATCAGCAGAAGTGATGGTTAAAAATGCTGAAGAAAGAGTACAAAAATTAAAAGACCAAGCTGAGTATTTTGGTCTAATACCAGCTCAAGAAAATGCATTTGCGTCTAAAGCCGCTTTAGCTAAATTAGGTCAAAACGCTTTTGATGATAAGGGTAGGGATAGAGTAAATTTAATACCATATGGAAAAGACACTTATGATGTAGGTGGTAGTGAAACATCATTGGACGAGTTAGATTGGATTCCATTTAAATTTAAAGATGTAAGAAATGGTAAATCAATGGTGTTTAGAGCAATATTAAGTGGTATAATTGATACATTTACTCCAGCGTATTCACCAGAGAGGTATGTGGGTAGACCAGATAATGTTTATGCTTATACAGGAACAGATAGAGAAATAGCTTTTACATTTCATGTGTATCCAAAGTCAGATACAGAGTTAGTAACAATATGGGAAAAATTAAACTATCTTGCTGGTCAAACATATCCACATTGGTCAGATGCAGATGCAAGTGGTGGTAGAGGAATGATAGCCCCATTCACAGAGTTAACAATAGGACAGATGTATAGTGAAACACCAGGATATATTTCAGGATTAAGTTACACCGTAA